AAAAGATTTAGTGTTTCTTTAATTGCTTGTACAAACCAAGACCATAATTTCTTAATCATTAGCTTCTCCTAAATATAAACGCAGCCATACTAGCTATTCTAGTCAAGATTACAGGAACTACGACCTCTTGGGCCTTTTCTTTCTGATCCTGTGTCATATCATTAGATATGTTTGATAGATTTATTTCTGTTATATTGTCAAAATCTACCAATACTTCTATTGGATTTTCTAAGAATGCTTCATACTGTACCTCTGTAACAACATCAGCAAGTGTGTAATCCTCTACATCAGCGTTCTCTACTGCTCTCTCTACATATTCCTCTACTGCTTCAGCAACTACTTCATCTGATTTAATCGCCTCTGCAACGATAGCAACATCTTCAGTTTCAACTTGTAGTACATCAGCAACAACTTCAACTTGTTCCTCTGTAAGTTCTTCAACATCTTCTATAGCTTCCTCTACTACTGCCTGGATAACTTCTTGGACTTCTTCTGACACTTCTTCTAAATTCTGTACACCAACATCATTAACTTCTTCAAGAACCTCTATAACTTCCTCTGTTTCTAGTTCCTCTACATACTCCTCAATAACTTCTTCTATTTCTTCCTCTGTTAAATCTTCCTCAACAATCTCTATCTCTATAATTTCTTCAATGACTTCTTCAACTTCAGCAAGTTCTTCAACGATTTCTTCTTCAGAAAGTTCTTCTCTAGGTTTCTCCTCAACATCTTCCTGTATTGGCTCATCCAAAACTTCCTCGACCACTTCTTCAATTTCCACCACATCAACAATGTCATCTTCTATCACTTCTTCTTCTATTACTAATATTATATCTTCAGGTATGTCTAACTCTATAACTTCCTCTACAATTTCTATAATCTCAATAGTTTCTTCTATTTCTTTTATAACATCTACAAGTTCTTCTACTTCTTCTTCAGATAAATCATCTAATACAATTACAGTATCTTCAAGTTCTTCTAATATTTCTTGTTCTTTTTCAGCATCAAGTTGTTCCTGTAGTAAGCGTTCTTCTTCAGCTGCAATCTCTGCTTCAATAGCAGCTATTTCTTCTTCGCTAAGTTCTTGTACATCTTCTTCTTCGATTTCTTCTTCGACAAGTAATAACTCCTCGACATCTTCCACCTCCTCATCTTCTAATTCTTCTTCGATAATAATAACAATGTCATCAGGTACATCAGAGCAATCGCCATCTTGATAACCATACCAATCTCCACTCTCTACTGCTTCAAGATATTCTTTAAACGATAAGGGATTGTTCGGATGTTCGCAACCATATTCATCCCACGCAAGATAAGTTGTGTTACCATCTTCCACGACATCTTCTGCTTTAGGAAGCGTTGTAGTCGTGGTAGTAGTCGTTGTTGTGGTGGAAGAAGTTGTTGTCGAACTAGATGTCGTTGTAGTAGGTACATAATCATAATCGTATTCTACACTAACAACTGCTGTATAGTCACTAACTGTACCACCTGTATCATTTCGTGCTTGTATCTTTGCATAGAATGTAAGCGTAGTTGTTTCAAACTTTTCGTATATATATTCAGGAGTAAAGTAATAAGTTCTCCAAGACAATGCTTCATTAAAACCAAAGCTAGTGTCTATAGAAAAGTCTGCTGCTTGGTCATCATCACCAAAAAATAACCTATAGTATTCAGGTGGGTTAACTTCTAACGCATCACTCTCTTGCCAAGTAAGTTCTATCTCTCCTGTTTCGTTGTCAACAGATATATTTATACCATAAGGTGTTTGTGTTTCAGTATGATAAGCATATACAGGAGTAGCTATTAGTAATACTGCAGCTACAACAGCTAATAACTTCTTCACATTAAGTTATTGATTAACACCACCAATGCCGAGATTGCAACCAACCAACCTGATAACTCTTGTCTTGATATTTTCTGATTAACTTTTTCATGTAATTCATCTATGCGTTTGTTTATATCTTGTTGCCCTTCCAATATAAGATTTAACATTTCTTTTTGTGTGAAACCATTTCCATTACTCATTATGGTAAATCATCTTTCTCAAATGTAATCCAATCCCACTCTTGTGATTGGTAATTAACTAATTTTTTTAGGTAATATGCTAAATCTCTGAAGTAATATCCTAAAAAAAATACAATAATAAAATCCATAAATCGGATTATATCATATTAATTATGAAGGTTTTGGATTATCTGATTTAACTTTGGCTATTGCATCTTTCCAAGTAGTTGTACCATTAACAGCATCCCAATATTGCATATCTAATTGTTCACCTATTGATGGATATGCAAGAAGTCTTGCTTCAATGTAACCAAACTGTTGGTCATTCCATTTTGAATTACCTAAATCTACTTTAGCTTGTGCGTAATCTTCATCAGAAAATTCTGATACAACACCATCTACAGATTTATTAATTGGCTTTGCAGCTTCTATTTCTGCATCAGCTTGTGCTTGTAATTCTTCTTTTGTTGCCATAATATCTCCTATATTACCATACTTTTATTCTTTAATTCCATATAAAACAAAATTGCCTGTTGTTATATTTCCTGTATCAAAAAATATTTTAACTCCTGTTACTGCTGTTTGTTCTTTTAAAACACCACCTAAAAATTGACCTATCTCTATTTGAGTACCACCACTTGATAGGTAATTATTACTTATTACTACATGAGTATTTTCACTACTGTTACTTGCAGTATGTATATTAATTTTTCCCATCTGACCTGATGTACTAGAGTTGTCTGCTGAACCTGATAAAGGAAACTGAGTTCTACCTGCTGCTGCTAATTGGTCACCTGAGCTAGTAGCAAATGCTTTATCACTTCTAGCGTAAGCAATTCCATAGGTATAATTAGAATTACTATTTTCACCACCACTTTCTACTAATCTAAATTGTAAATCTGCACCATCAGTTGCAGGAACTACATTAGAGTAAAATAAAATGCAAGTATTATAATCACTTGTTATTCCTGTTAATGTAATAAATCCACTATTACTAGCAGTACCTTCAGACAATTTAACAAAACTACTCATAATACTCCATACACTACTAGCTTACCTCCACCAATTCTAGCTGCAGTTTCATTCAAATCTACGACAATACCATCATAAGATGTAGTGTTTTGCACAGAACCAATACCCCACCTAGACCTATGATTGTCACTAGCAACTTCTGTGCTTTCCCAAAAAATTCCTGTAGTAGCTGCTTGAAAAGGATTTGATATATAAATAACACCATTACCTGGTCTGCCACTATCATCTGAACCTGCAAAAGTATTAAACCATCTATTACCACTTGGGTCATCACTATCAGTAGTAGTTGCTTCAGCTTTTATACCATAAAGACCATAACCATAAACACTTCCTGTTTCAATACTACTATCTGATGCTTTAACCAATCGCAAGTTAGTACCTGTATCTGTTGAGTTTTCTCCAACTATACCTACACCAATTATTTTGTATAAAGTAAAGTCAGCAGAAAAAATATCATTTATTTGTGCAGCTTGTACACCTGTTTCTATATCAGTTGATAAAATTTTTTTTAAACTCATAATGTAACTCCATATAAAGAAACTTTGCCTGTTAAATTACCTGCATTATTACTATCAAATATTCTAAACCCATCTACAGTAGAAGTCTGTGGCATAGTACCACCACCTATTGCAGCTAATGAATGTCCACTAGGATTAAGTGTTGCATTGTGTACAGATAAAGATGTCATTAAACTGCTATCACCTGCATTATATATATAAAAATAACCTGTTCCTCTTTCTCCTGTAGCATTACCTATATTTTCTCCAACTCTAATATGGTCACGAGATGTACTTCTATATGTAGAGTTTGCACCTAAATCTTCATTGTTACCTTGTGAAATAATTTCGTGGTGACCTTCTTTATAAACACCTGCACTTTCTAGTGAACCACTTTCATAAAATCTAAGACCCAATGTAGCGTTATCTGTTGCAGGTTCTAATGTATAAGTAACATAATGTATGTTATATATACTTTCATCAATACTTGTAAAATCTATATTTGCAGTTCCACTAGGAGATTGTGTTTGTATTAATACATAATCTAATGCACCACTAACTCCTGCACCAAAGCCTAGGTTTTGATAACCGAATGTTGTAGGTCCTACCATGGCTTACGCCTCGTGGACATCATCTACTGTATAGAATAATTTTATTCCTATAAGTTTTGCATCTTCTGTCATATCATCATTAGCATCAGATACATCTCTTTCAATATTAAAGTATGCTAAATCTCCTGCAGCAGGTGAGCCACCTAATGTTACTGCACCACTCTCTGCTGTTACACATAAATCTTCTGCAGCACCTAGTGCATCATCTGTAACAACTACTGCTGTTCCAAATGCAACATCTATCGTATCATTGTCTGAACAAACTACACCTGATAAAGACCAAGCAACACCATCTGTGTCTGTTGCTGTAGTTGTCCAATACACTTGATATGTTATTGTTCCTTCATTCCAAAATGAAGGCATAGCTACAGAAAACTGTGCATTCTCATCTGAAGATGCATCAAAATCTAATGTGTACATATCAGGTCTACCTGCTGTAGTTTCTGTTAATGCTATTGCAGCACAACCACCTGTATTTGTAGGGTACATAGCAGTTGCAGGTATCCACATAGATTGTTTACCTATAGCTGCGTTTACTAATGTACCTGATGATACATCAATACCATCTCCATCAATAGCATCTGCTATTAAAGATACATCCATTCTTTTTACAGTTCCTGCATCTGATACAAGCAATTCATCTGTAAGTGCTAATCCTGATGCTAGTTCTGTTTGACCTGATATAACATTGTCATTAAGATGTTCGCTTTCTACAGCATCATCTGCAATCTTTGCTTCTGTTATTGCATCTGCTGCAATTTCTGCAGTATCTACATTAACTGTAAATGTTAAGTCATAAGGGTCGGCATCTGTACCATTGTCTGTATCTGTCCAATTTATGTCGATACCTCCACCTTCTACAAACTTAACTTCTCTAGCTGTATAAACTCCTGATGCAACAGCAGGGTTAATTGTTACCTCTGTGCCATCACCATCTTCTAATACAAAACCTTGTTGAATAGCATCATGTGCTTCTTCTATATGTTGTTTAACTACAGCTAATCTTACTTTTGTTCCTGCAGCATGTGTTGGTGCAGTAGAAGCATCTTCTGCTGTGCCATGCTTACCATCCATATCTCTTGTTACTGTAGCATTAGCATGGTCTGTTCCTGTTGACCACAATACGACTTCTCTGTTGCTGTCATTATCAGGGTCAATTACAAAATATGCAGGACTATCAATTACAGGATTATCTGCTAAATTCATTGATGTACCACCTTGTGCTAACTGTGCAGCTAATGTGGTTTCAAAAGCGTTTACTATGTTGGTTTCTCTAGCTACCATATTTCTCCATTATATACTATTTTTTTATCCAAATCTCATTACTGCAAAACCTTTTCCACCGAGAATATCACCTGAAGTAATTTGACTAAAGGTTTGCTGTCTTGTTCCTCTGACAGTTAGTATAGCATACTGCGTTACGCTGCCAATGTTTGGATTACTAATTATCGGATATGTTATATTTTCTACAACACCTCTAATTATTTCTGCAGGGTCATACAATTCAAGTGTTACTGCAGCACCCTCTTTATTTTTTAAAGATTGATATATAGTTTCGCCTAGATTTTTTACTAACACAGGTTTTCTATATGGTCTTTCTACTCTGTCTGATATATTTACAGGTATTTGTACTACAACTAATTCAGGTCTTGCTAATGCACGAACTTGAAATGCTTTAAATTTAGGACTTGTAGTTTGATTAGCAGATTTTAAAACTGCTTTTACAGCTATATACCTAGCTACTCGTGACAACTGTACTGATTGTTCACCTACTCCTGATGTTGCATTTACTTCTAAATCCCATGTGCTGTCATTGCTATCATTTATAGCTTCATATTTGTTAGACAAATGTAATTCTACACTTTCACCACTAGCAAGTTCTTCTACTTCTACACTTGCTTCTACAAATTGTTTATTTTCTGCAGTAAAAAAATCTGCAGGTGGTCCTATTAAAAAACCTTCTGTTTCAAAGTTAGATGTTTGTTGATACACACCATCACCACTTACTGTAAATAAAAACTTTTCATCTACTATCTCTACATTATGTACAGTTCCTCCTGCACTTGCTTTGTAGTATCTAGCAATACCTGCTGTAGGTAAGTAGTATCTCCATAAAAAACTTGTGCTGCCTGTTTCTTTGATACCTGTATAAACACTATCTCTAGTTGTGAACAAAGCATTTGGTGAGTTATCTATTCCATCAACATCCCATTGTTTTATTAATCTATTATTTGCTAATACATACAAGTCATCAGCCACTACTAAATCTGCACGATACAATCTACCAATTACTTTGCTACCTGTTATTTGCACATCTTTAGTGCCATAAAATACAATACCTTGTGATTGGACAACACATGTAGGTTGTTCTCCTGCAATCTCTGTTTCGCCTTTTAATGTAAAAGTGCCTGATATATCTTTTATGGAATATATCTTGCCATCTGTTGCTGTTGCTAATAATACTGCACCTGCATCTGTTACATCTGTAAATGTCTGTCCTGTAGGAAGTGTTACTATTGCAGAACCTACTGTAGAAGCACCATCATATTGATGAATAGCATTGCCTATTGTTACTAAAAATTTATTTTTTACTGCAAATATTTTGTCATAAACTGCAGCAGATAAAAGTTGTGAAGATGAACCACCATCAGGTAATTTCTCTATTTCACCTGCAGAACCATTATTAGCTGTTATGTATAAATCTGTTCCATGAACTGCTAATCCTTTTATGTGATAACCTGCTGTAAGGTTGGTAGGTTGTGTTGACCAATTATCACCACCATCAGTAGATACATACAAAGTAGCATCATCTGAAACATACAACTTTGTACCTACCACCGCCATGTGGTTGTCATTATCTGTAGAGGCTAACGCTTGTTCTTTTTCTGTAGTGTGTAAAAGTTGCACATTGTAACCTTTACCTAAATCACTATTAAACACATCTACGCCTTGACTATCCCAAAACCTTGTTGTGTCTTGTGGTGTGCCATTAGCCTTGTGTGCATTGTCTAAATTAGAACCACCACTAAAATCATTTCTTGAATATATACGACCTAAGTTAGATGTAAAATCTTCAGGATTTTGTCTTACATTTACACCTTGTTCATTTACATCAGATGATTGTATAGTCATCTCTCTGTTAGGTGCGACAGCGCTTCTATATAACTGATTGTCTATACGAAAATCATATCCTTTTCTTTTAGGATTGCTTTCTTCTGCTTGTGTTGTAAGCCTTGGCATTATGCCTGTATTCCAAATACCTTACCATCTACAGAAACAGCTTCAGGATATTTTGCTCTTAAATATTTTCTTGCTTGATTAATTAATAATTGTTGATACTGTAACAGAGAATTTCTAATGCTATTAGAACTGTTTACAGGATATGTTTGTACAGCTAATTGGTCTGAAATATAATCTGTTGTAGCTGAAGGTATATCTTTTCCTGATATTAATTGCGCAGCTACACCTGCCATAATTATAGGTTCATATTCTTGTTCTAAACCTACAGTTGCTAATGTTGTATCTTCATCAGTAGGTTCTATAAATTTCTTTTTAAAAGTAACATGTGCAGTATGACCTTGTGCAATACCACTAAATTGAATTGCATGAACAACACTTGGTCCTGTGGAATAAGTAATAGTTCTTGATGTGCCATCACTATCTGTATAAGTAAAAGGATTAGGTAGTTCTACTAAGCTGCAAACTACAGGTGAAAAATTAACTCCTGTAGTATCTGAACCTGCAGAAAAATCTGTGTATTGAGATATTGCATTTAATATTGATACTAAATAATTATTATTTCCAGGGCTGTCATAAGAACCTAAAAGTGTATATCCTGTGCCTACTGTAACGCTTTGTGTTTCTACAGCAAATAAAGTAGGAAACAAATTATTTATTTGGTCTACAACAGCATCATATACAACTTGTCTTGGAAATGGAGGTGCAATTTTTATAATACTTCCATCTACATGTGTTACTGCAGATGTTCCTCTTACACCTCTAACTACAGTAACTTGATTGTTAACTGTGTCAAGAGATACACAACGCATTAACTCACTTTCACATTCAATAATTGTTCCTGCATCCATAGCATCTTCTTCTTCTTGTGTTAACAAATCACCATTAAATGGTATAGTTGTTGCTGAATTGCTTAATGTACCACCATTATTTAATGTTGTGTAGGAAGTTAGGTCATCCATAGGTTCAAGATATTCCCTATAAACTCTATCTACCAAACCTTTTATATCTGTACTCATTAAGCTACCCTATCTTCTTCTTTTGCAAATGGTGTTATACCAAATGATGCTATACCAAAACCACCACTAGCAACTGTTTGGTCATCTATTATTGGGAACGAAGGCTCTAAATCTCCTATATTATTTTCAATAGTAAGATTTTTACCTTCTTTTAGTATTAAGAGCATACCCATTTGTATCTCCTAACTATGTCTAAAATGTAATATTATTTTTCTGTCTGCTGCTTCTGTACCATTAGATGAAACTCTAATGTAGCCATTACTTGCAAAAGCCCAACCACTAGGGTCAACTCTTAACACATCTCCTGCTGAAACTGTATAACTTACATCAGTTCCATCTGTTTCTTTAACATCAACCCATGTGCTGTTGTCTAAAGAAAAATCAAATGTAATTGCTGTGCCTGTCATAGCTGCAGGAAATTGTACGCCACAAAGTAACATACCTTCGGTTTCTACACCTAAACTATCGTTGTTATCTGCTGAAACATCTATTAAAGCTAATTTTGATTGTATCATATCTTCCTTACTATAGCAGAAGAAAAGGGTGGAGGTGGATATCCACCCTAATCTTCAATATTAATTTAAGCTACTGCTTGAATTTTACAATGGTATGAAGGAGGACCAAATTCAAATCCCATCTCCATATAAATTGCTTTACCAATTCTAGCGTTAGCATCTTGGTCTAAGTCACGAACAAACACTGTACCAAATCCAGGGATATTGGTAAATACAGGTTGTATGTGAGCTAGGTCTAAGATGAAAGCAGTTCCTGTTGGCATGATATTAGGGTCAATAACCATTAGTCCAATAGAACCAAATGGTGTAATAACTGTATCAATGTCAATTCCTGCAACATTTCTATCTCTAGGAATGATTGCACCTGCTATATCAACTGTTCCTTTAACAAGTTCATTGTTAAGGTCTAGTAATTGCTGTGGTGTAACACAGAGTACAGGTTGGTTCATTGGTGCATGATTATCATACATCCTCTTTAACGCACCTGAAATAGTTTTGAAACTGATTACTTGTGCAGCACCTGTTCCATCACCATCTACATCATTGTAGAAACAGTTACCGCCTAATGGGTTAACTGCTGCTGAGTTACTAGCGTTCTTGTTTAGTGAAATCCACACATCAAGACCATACATTTCTCTAGTTCCTGACCCTGGTGTGGTATTAGCACCATCAGAGAAAGAACCATTGAATGCAAACCACTCAACTTCTCTTGCTACTTTTTCCATTGCTTTTTCTAACTGTAAGGCAAATTCATCATTTACAGGATTGCCACCAAAAAGTCCTAGTTTGTCTGCTGCTGTTACTGTTCCATCTCCATCAGATGAATTAGCAATATTAGCTGACAAGTCAAAAGGATTTTGGTTGCCTGTTGATGCTAAAGCTGTGTAAGTCATTTGTACACCCTTATGGAAGATTTGAGTTACATAAGTATATGCTGCTCTATCTCTACCAAGATATTCTGTAGGTGTAGAACCTTCTTGTCCTTTAGTTGGTTCTGAAGAAATGGTTGCATTATCTTCTACTTGGACTTGCCAATATGTAGAATTTAATGTTTTACCACCATTCAAACCACCAACTGCTGACAATAAAGGTGTTCTTTGACCACCAACTTTAAACAATTCACCACTAAAGTTGTTAATATTTTGTGCATAAATCGTATTGTTAGTTAACGATATGTCTGCCATTTTTATCTTCTCCTATAAGTTAATTGTTTTAATTGTCTTTTGAAGAAGTTTAGAAATCTACTTAGAGTTTTTCTTTGCTTCCTCTATAACAGATAACTTAGCAGCGATTGAGTTCCTGATATTTCCTGATTTTTCAATCTCACGAACTTGTGAAACAACATCTGTATTGTATAAATCTACAACTGAATTATTTTGAATATTATTTAAGCGTTCTTGACTTTTCTCTGCTTCTTGTACAGTATCTTGTAATCCGCCTTCTTGCCCAAAATCAACACCAAATTCTTCAGTAGCATATTGTTTGATATTGTCTACAGTAAGTTCACCTTCAAACATCATCTCAACTGCTTTTCCGACACCTTTAGAAGTATCAAGTCCTGCTTGGTTAAAAACAGTGCTTCTTTCTTTAGCTTCGTATTCTGCGATTTTTCCTTCGTAGAGTTCGAGTTTTTCTCGCATCTCTTTCCAATTCTTATCGCCTGTGTCAGAATTGTTTTGTTCTTCTGTCATTATTTAATTGTCCTTTACTTCACACGATATTTTTACAAGTGGTGTATGAGTAACCACTGCATTTTATTCTTACACTACTGTTTTTATTTGACAGGTCTTGTCAGTAGGCATCAAGACCGATTACAAAATCTAGGTCTAGTTTTCATTTCGGACCTTAGTACAAAATAGCTAAGGTTATTATATCATATATTTTTAATGTGCAAGTTGTTTAAACAAGGAGTTTATCCTTCGGTTAAACCTACTACTTCTCCTGCTTGTGATTGTGCTGCACCTGTTGTAGGTGATGATGCAGAGGCTCTAATAGCTTGTCCTCTACGAATATTTGCTAATGCTTCAGGGTCTAAACCTGCTATACCTCTTGCTATTGCTGTGGTAGTCATGTCTGATAGTCCAGGTGCTATGCTTACTGCTTGACCAAACACTTCTCTTGCTTGTGCTTGTGTTATTCCTGCTTGTGCAAAAGATGTTGCATCTTGTTTTGTAATTGATGCACCTGCTGTTTCTGCCTCTGCAATAATTGAACTTACAAGTATTTGATTTTGTAACACACTATCTGCTATGTCAGGTGATATAAACATTGCAAACAATGCTTCATCTGATAAATCTAAACCATACTCTCTAAAATAAACTTCTTTAACTTGTGGTATATTATTTACAACTTGTGAATAACCAAAATTTAATCTTTCTGCAAACTCTTTTGCGCTTACATCTCCACCTATAGCAGACACTATATCATTTTGGAATACTTCAGGATTAAGGTTGTAATCTCTCAAAGTATCTTTCATCACATCTACTGTTTCGTAGTATTGACTTTCTGTCATTCTTAAACTTCCATCTTCTCTTGCAATACCAGGAAATGTTTTAGCGTATTCTTCTGATGCTCTCATACTTGCTAATGCTACATTCATCTTGCCTGTTTCTACATATCCACCTTCACCATCAAGCAATATGTTTAACATACCATCTGTCATCCATGGATATAATGCTTTTAGTTCTTGTGATGTAGGCACTTCTTCTACTTCTTCTTCATCAAATACTTCTGTAGCTGTTGGTGGGCTATATAAACCCATATCTTTTGATTGTCTAAGAAACTCATTAACTAAATTTTGTGCGCCTAATTCTGCAGTTCTTAGTTCTGCCATAGCGCTTTGTGTATCTAAACCATACGATTGATTACTATATAGTTCCGAAGAAATAGCACGACCTGTTGGATTGTTAGAAAAGTATGTTCTTAAATCTTCTTCGCTTGATATTTCATCATAACTGTTTGTTTCAGTATCAAATACATATACAGATTGCACCACACCATCTTCATCTACATTTGTTATGCCTTTAGATATAGAAAATTCTGATAATACTTCTGATGATATAGCCATTAAAATACTCCTGACACTGCTTGTGGTATAAGATTTAACATTTCACTTTTTATAGTGTTTTTAACACCAGGTGAGTTTTTGTAATTTTTTCTTACTAACTTGTCAAACTCTTGGTAGTCACCTTTAGCTTCTACAATTAAATCATTTATTGTAGCTTGTTGATTTTTTGTTAAGTCTACAATTTGATTACCTGTTGTACCATTTATAGTTTTAGATGCTCTATTACCAAAATGTGTATTCCATGTGTTGTATTTTGAACCTTCAAATCCAGGGTACATAACATCATGTAATACTTGTAGCTCATCTAAAACAGTTTGTGTTTGATTGTTTCTTATCATTCCTGCATAACGAAGAAGCGTTCCATCTTGTTCGTAAGTATTTAAAACATCAGGTCCTACATATTGTTTAATGTAACTTCTAGCAGATGCTTCACCAACTGTAGTTTCAAATTGGTCTGCAAATGGCTGTAGTTCTTCAGGTAAAACTTCTATTCCTCCTGCAATAGTCATATAAGTTTCATCACCAATGTAACTAAGATATGTATCTACATCTTCAGGTGTGTATTGATTTGACACCACACCATACGCTAATACTTCAGATAGTCTAGTTATGTCACCTTTAAATCCCATTTCAAACATTTTGGTTCTAATGTCTTTTATGTTTGTTGCTACTTTGTTTTCTACAGCATTTGGGTCGCCATAATATTCAGCCATAAAATTTCTTTGTTCAGGAGTAGAACTATCAAACCAATCTGTACCTGCCAAATCATCTATTGAAACAGGTTGTCCTGTAAGTATTGCAGACAAAAATACTGTTTGTACATCTCTATCTAGCAACCATTTCATGCCATCTTCTTTTGCTCTTTTTTCTATCGCATCTTCTTCTATATCCATAATTGTTCGATAATCTTTTGCATCTTTACCTTCTGTAATTGTAAGAATGTCTGATACAAGTAAATCCTCGTGTCCTCTAAATACATATCCATATCTATCAGCAAATGCTTGTTCATCTTCTAAAGTTACAACAGTTGTTCCTGCTTTCATAAAATTATTACTATCTACTAATGCAAGTATTGGAAAATCTCCATCTGTTTCTGTGTCAAAAAACACAGCGTAGGTCTTGCCATCTAGTGTGATGAACTCCTCAGGTTGAAATTGAAATTGGTCTGTAAGCATTATCTTCCTAACAAGTATAGCGTATCATCATCTTCTAAGTCAGCTTTTACTGCCTCAAATAATGTATCATAAACAGGTTTAGATATTTTGTAAGCTATAGAGTATTTGTCTGATACTTCACCAAAATTATCCCAAAAACTTTCATCTGTTGTTTGCGCTTTATAAGCTGCATTACCTACATCAGATAGCAACAAAGCTGTTTCATACAAAGCATAAGCTATACCGACAGGTCCTGCAAGTGCAGATAAACCTATTCTAGGAAATGCTCGTTTCAATACCTGTTGTATTACTTGGTCACCTATATCTAGTTTTTCTACAACATTTAATACTTTTCTAAATACACCAGGGTTGTTTCTTATTACAGCTTTTGCTTTATTTAAGTTTTCTACACCATCTGAACTTGCGATAGCTTTATCTAATTCATCAACAGGACCAAATTCTACACCTCTAGGATTTATAGGTTTTTTAACACTCATACTAACTTCATCTAAAGCTACATCATCTTTGTAAAACAGACCTGCATTTTCTTCTAAATATTGAAATGCTGTTGGTGCATCAGCGAGGTCGTAAGTAAAAACTTCAAAAGGTCCTTTGCCTAATTTTAGAACATTTAATGTATTTGCTTCTACTAATCCATCAGGTGTCATTAAATACAAATTTTCAGGTGAATTTTGTAATATCCTTCCTAATATACTTGTAGGTCTTGCATGTAAGATGCCATCTATTTCTAAAGTTGCTACTTTTTTTGGTCCTGGTACATTTACAGTTTTAAAACCTTTCATTTTAAGTGCTTCTTCAGGCACTTGCAAATCTTGTTTTCTAGTTACATCATCTACAGCATATTCAGTTAAATTTCCATCTACATTTGTAGGTGTGACTAAATCATCTACAAACAATCTATCAAAATTACTTTGTTCAGATGGTGTTATTTCTCGACCCATAGCTATTTTGTTAAAATGTTCTAATATTGTATTAACACTATATCTTCTACCTTTATCACTTATACCATCAACTATATTTCTTATTCTTCTATCGTTATCAAAAAAACCTCCTCCAAAGAAAAATGGATTGTTACTTACAAAAGCTCTTATAACTCTGTTGTTAAATAATCTACGCTTAGGTCCTGTTAAGGCTCTAACTGCAGCTTTTGAATTTGATTTAATAACATAGGAAGTGCTACCTACATCTTCTATATTGTTTTGATAAGCTATAACATCATATTCACCAAATAACATATCTTCTATTTCATTAGGCGTAAGGTTTTTATCTATAGACACTGTTTTATTGCCTATAGTTATTTCTGTTATATCATCATAAGTTGGGTCTAATCCTTTATTTAAACCATTCTCTACAGCTTCTTGTAGCATATCGCCACTAATAGTTATGTTTTGACCTCTCTGTACTACAGTAATAGGTGCATCAAGATTTAAAACTTTAGCATCTTTAGGTATTGATATTTCATATATGTCGTAACCTTTAGCCCATTGAAATTCAGAACCAGGTCCTAAAGGTAATTTTTCAAATATAGTTTCTGCATTTATGTAATCTGCTGTGCTTAAATCTCCACTTATTTCTCTTAATGTAGAAACATCCTCAACATCATAATACTCATCAATAATTGGATAACCATTCCCATCTACCCATTCTCCATCTACTGAATAACGAATTTCTAAATGACCTTCATCTGCGGTATATTCTAAATGACCTGTAACTTCTGTTGAGTTGTTGGCTGTGCCATAGTCTGCAGTAAATGTTGTATCGTAATCTTCTAATGGATTGATGTCATCTAATACAGCATTTAAGTTTTCATCTAACTGTACAAGTGTTTCACCTAACATTTCGTGCATACTTTTACCCTCGTAAAAATAAGATGCTCTATCCATAGCAGCTTGATATGTACCTGCATGAAAATTAGCATCAGAAGGTAAAGGACCTGTTTCAGCAGGTCTTGAATGATAAACAACGACATCATCTTCAAATACTATATTTTGTGGACTATCAGGATTAACTTGTAATTCTACGCCTCCTGTGTCATTAATGTAATTATCATACTTTTCTAATTTTTCAATAATTGGTGTTATATCATTAAAATCAGGTCTGTTTGGATAATTAAATACTTCTGCAGCTAGTTCTCCAATGGTTACACCCTCAAACATTTGTCCTAAATACCTACTAGCATTAATCATACCTGCGGTATTTAAGCCATATTTTTCGTTTAAAGCTGCTAATAATTTTTCAGAAACATAAGGAGGAAAACTTTCAGTTACATTTCCTACTGCATGTGCATCATGTAGAGAATGTAAAAAACCCACAGGGTCTGCAGAATTTCTTAATAATATTTCTAAATCTACAATACCACTTTCAACAAATCCTACTTTAAAAGTTTCTCTAAATCGTTTTGCATCTTGACCTCTTTTGTAAACTACATCTGAAAATCCTATTGTTATCAAATCATCACTGCTAGTAAGGTATGCATTTGCTTGTTCAACAAAATCATCCATATATTGTGCAAGTTTGTCTTTTATAAATTGTATACGCTTAGTTTTATCAACAGCAGGTGTGTCTGTAACATCTACATAATCTGATAGATTTAATTTTGTTTTTCCATAATCTTGTTCTAATTCATCTGAAAATCCAATAAAATCTTGCATATCAAATTCATCAATTAAAGCAACTAATTCATCTAGTTGACTTTTAGACAAAGAAGGTGCTATTTCATCAATGCTATCTAACATACTTTGTACAATATGTAATGCAGGTCGTACACCTTCTGTTCCTGGCACAGCAGAATACATATTGCCAAATTCAAGCATTCTAATTTCTGTATCTAAAAAACTTGTTAAGTTTGTATAGAAATCCATACTGCTTAAAAATTTCAAATCATTCATAGTCATATCAGGATTTGCTTTTGCAAACTCATCAAATTTGTCGTATATTTTTCTTAACAATGCTCTTTCTGTTTCAGTTTTAGTACCAAATTTCACATTGCCTTCATTTCTTATTCTTTCAGCGATAGGAAATTCAACAGGGCTTCCATCACCAAAATCAACCATAGGTTCTCTTTCAGGTAAATTTTCTATTCCAAGTTCTTCCATAACAGGAAGTAATACATTGTGTGCAAATTCAAGTACCTTGTCATCATTAGCATGTATTAAGTCATACATTATTGCACCTGGTCTTTCTTTAGAATTATCCAAATACATGTTTAAAGTAGTTTTTAAATAACTAGATATATCTGTAAGTGATAGCGGATTAAGTTTCCTAGGCGCTAAAGCCTCACCTACTAAATCATTAAATACATCTCCATGTGTACGATATGTATTTTTATCATTTTGTAGCAAATCAAAAAATACTTGCCTTCTAAATTTAAGAATAGAGATTGCTTCATTTTCAAAACTTTGTAACATTTTTTGTATTAATTCGCTATGAAGTTTTGATAATATTTTTGAACTTTCAGGAGAATAAGCCATGTTTTATTTCCTGTCTGTTGCTATTTGCTCATTAAATGTTTTATCTATTTGTTCTCTTGCTTCTTTAAAAGATTTTTGTAAATCTTCAGGTAATTCACTGTAATCTCCTACAGGAACTTTAATTATCATTGTTATCTCTAAAATCTTGCAATCTTGCGATTATATCTTTTAAAGGAACATTGTTTGTTTGTGTTTCTAAAAAGAATTGATTATCTCTATCAATTAATTCATTATTTTTTGCTTTAATTCCATCTCCTACTTTTGTTAATTTTTCAAGCAAACCATAATAACTTCTTGAAATACTTTCTTCTAATTGTTTACCACCTTCTCTAATTTTTTCTGTAACAGGTCCTACAGGTATATTATCAACTGCTTCGCCAAATCTATCAGCTATTGATTGCCTATCTTCATCTTGTTTAAACACTGTGCTTTGAGGTTGTGTTTGCGGTTTCCTAGGAAATCTAGTGTTTGGTGGAGGTGTTGTTTCTTCATAAAAATCTGCATCAACAATACTAAAATCCTCTGCTTGTTTTTGACCTGGTTGCATTACTGCTTGATGAGGTGCAACATCCCTTAAATACCATTCATAAAACTCTTTAGTATCTTTAAAGCCTGTTTGTATATAATCATCAATAGCACCTGTTTGTATCTCACTAGCCATAGTCATGCCATCACCATATTGAACATCATTGCCAAATACAGATGCAACATTATTCATATTGTCTAACGCAGGTAAATACGCTTCAGCAAATCCTTGTTGGTCTGCAATAGATACTAATGGTGGGTACATTTTAATTCTTGATACATACTGTTGAACTATTTGTTCATCACTCATTTGTTGATATTCTTCAGCACCAGGTCCTTCAGGTGCTTGGTCATTAAGGTCAAAACCGCTTCTAATAACAACTTTTCCACCTGCCATAAACACATAAGATGCTTCATCATTGAAGTAATTACCATTAGCCATAGTTATAAGGTCATTACGCATTTCTTCAACTGTTTTGGCTCTATACCAATCTAGCCCTCCAAATACATCTGTGTTGTTATCTTCTTCCATTACGCTTTCTTTTCTGCGCCACCATAAGTTAATTTGCCCATTGCAGTTTCAAACATATTAGTGGCGTATTTAATAGCTGCTAAATCTTGATTACCTTCTATTTGTTGGCTTTTTAATTTTTTGATTTCATCATTTAATATTTCTTCAGTAGACAATACAGGCGGTTGATAACCTGCTTGTTGTGTTAAAAATTCATAACTAGGTAATATGAGCGGTAGTGAATTACCTTCTAAAAATCTACTATACTCACCTTTTTTTACGCTTCTAGGGTCACGAAAGTTTGTATTTAAAATTAAATCTCTATCTGTAACTGTTGCGTTTTCATTATCAATTTGTGATTGTGCAGATTGTTGACTTGCTTTTATAACAACATTTGCAAAGTTTACATAGTCACTATCGCTAAGAACAACGCCATTTGCTGCTGCAGCGCCATCTAATAAAGATTTTATTTGTGATGTTGAAAGGTTTGGCGCAGGTACACCATAACCATCTGACCTAAGTAAGTTAGTAAAATCTTCTCTTTCTTTAAAACTTGTTGTAACATTTGCCAAAGCAGTTGTCCACATTGGCACTTCATTCTGTGCATCTTGAAACCATGTTCCACTATCTGTAGCTTCAACAAATATTCCAACCATAAAGTTTGCTTCTCTTGCTGTCCACTGTCCATATTCATCTATCGTTGGTGGTGACATACCTGCAGCTACCATTTGCTTTTGTAAATTAAATATTTCTGCTTCACTCATATCAATAAAATCTCTATACTCATCACCTTTAATAAAAGGTGCAATCATAAATTCAGTAGGTTTTTCAGGATTAGCTATATAACCTTCTTGTGTAGTAGTTATACCCCACGCATTACCTGATGTAGAGTAACTATCTGCATTGTTTTGTATTTGTTGTGCAGTGGCAAGTTCTGCTTGTTCTTCAATTTCCTTTACTATTTGTGCTGATTGTTCTTTTATTGTTGGTACATTTGTACCATCAATAGTATCCACAAAATCTTTAAATGATGTTGGTGGACTACCCATGTCAAGTGTTTCTTCTTCACCATATAAATTAATTGTTGTTGGAACACTACCTCTATCTGTAAGTTCTTTGTCATAAGCAACAATCTCATTACCAACTTTTGTTTCTACATTTGCTGTAAAATGTGTATCTATATCAATAAATAAATCTTGTAATTCTTTTTCTAAATTTTCCTCTGACAATCCAAAATTTGTAATATTTCTATATCTACTTTGAAACTGTCTAGGCAGTATTTGTAAAAATTCAGGTTTAGTCATTAATTGTTTTAATGAAAAATAACCACTATCTTCTGATGGTATATAGCCTTCTATTGCCATACCTCTTGCACCTGCAGTTGCAGTAGGTTCACCAAAATTAAAAAAGAAAACAGGCATATTAACCATGTTTTCTACATAGCTATATACGCTATTAGCAACAAGTCGCCCTACTTCTTTTTCAGAAACATCTTCTGTTTCTTCTACAACTTCTTCTTCTAATAACTCATCTACAGGGTCATCACTCATTAACTACTCTCATTCTGACTATTTGTTGGGCTTATTTCATAAAATAATACTTCATTAGCTAATTGTGGAAAATTAGTGTCTTTACCTTTGACTATCATATCATCCCAAATTGCTTTCATAATTACTCTTGCATCAATCATTATTTGCGAAGTACCATTTAAAGTTCTTGCTTTTTTCTGACTTCTTTTAGTAACTGATTTTTCCATACCATATTCATCTTCTTCTTCATAAGTATAGTAAATTTTACCATCTCTGTTTTCAACTTCTATAGTCAAATCATTAAATGTAAATGTTCCGCCATTAAGTATCACATCTATTAACTCATCACGCTTATCTAAATACTCTTGTACATATTTGTTTTCAGGACTATTTTTTGTTTGCTCAAAATCATTCCATCTTCGCAATTCGTACATTAATTCTGTAGTAGTAACAGCATTAGGTTTGCCTTGAAAGTTAAACATATCAATTTGATATTCATCATTTATTTGATTTTTTAAATCTGATATTTCTTTGTTTTGTTCTGTTGTGGTTTTACCATTATCTCGTATATCTGCTTTACCTTTTTCGTATTCAAATATAGCTTGTGTATGTCGCATAAATGATGCAAACTCTCCTGTAGTTATATTCTGCGCTCTTGTTTCGTAGTAAGCAGGATAAAACAACTCATCTTCTATTTTGTCAGGATAAATGTAATATGCAGTGTTAGGTAAATTGTTTTGTCTTAACAACTCTTTGTTTTCATCTTTTTGCCACCATATAAAAGAATTTTCCTTGATAGGTTGTTTACCAACTCTATAACTTCCAGGTTGTTTTAGCGGTATAGGATTGACACCAAATTTAGTTATAAATTCTTGTTGAGTTGTAAAGTGGTCATAACCATTCTTAATTAACATTTCTTGATATTTATTGACTAATGTTTGTACACCCCACCATTGACCATTTTTATCTTCTACTTCTATTCTTGGTTGTACAGCAGTAGGCAATGCAAACTGTGCTGCTGCTCTAAAACCAAAAACTGCTCTAGCTTGTTCTGTTGCTCTTTCTACACCTTCTCTTACACTTTGTGGGTCTGATTGGTCTACAATACCTGCTAGTACATAAGCTGTATATATATCCATAGCAGTAGATGCAAATGTTCTCTGCATATCTTTGTCTGCAATGTTTTCTCCTGATAAGAATAATCTAAACTTTTTTAACCATGCAGGTTGTGCAATGTCTTTAAGTTGTCCTGAACTTTCATACTCACCTAAAAAGAATTTACGAAATGCTTTTGTGCTACCAAACTTGTCTATAAAAAATTTCATAGGTATTTGTACAGCAGGACCGAAACCAGGTGCAAAACCATTTTGTGCAACTAGGTTAAGACCTGCAGCAAATCCAGGTGCAGCAACTCTTACACCTTCATCTTGTAAATCTTCACCAAATACTGTTGTTTGATATGGTGATGTTACAATATCAGGCAACGCATCTCTTAATCCTGACATTTCTGCAACTTTGCCTAAACCTTTAAAAGCACCAAATGTTATGACATTAAAAGCATCTACATAGTTAAACATTAATTTGCCTGTCCTTGGGTCTTCTGACAAAAAACCATTTTCGCTATCCCATGGTGTTGCACCTGCACCATTATCTACAGCTATTCTTGTAGCGTTAAATTTATGTGGATTGTCTACAATTAATCCACCCCATGTCTTAAATACCTCTGCCCATATTTCAGGAAATGGTATGTATTTAGAAAACAAATCTGATGCTACATGGCGTTGTGATGTTGAGTAAAACAAATTCTTAACATCTTCCATTGCTTTATGTTTAAGTAATGTTTCTGCTTGGTTAAGGCTTGTAATAGTGTTTTCTATTTTTGGTTGTTTAGATGCTTTAAGTAAATCATCCCACATATCTGTACCTTCTATCCAAACTTTTGCACCTTTCATAAACTCTGCTGTAGTTGCATCATCCATATATGCCATAACTTCTACTGCAGTTGTATAAAAAGAACGCCTAAACAATGGGTCACGATTAAGCCAATTAGATGGTTTTGATATTAATGTGTTATAACCTGTTTCTAATAATCTATCATAACTTGCCATACCCTCTGAAAATGCTAAATCATCCATAGCACCTGCAGCAACAATTTCTTCTCCTGCAATTATTGTTCCATCATTATTAATTCTGTTTTTTAAATCAAATCTTCTTGGTATAGTTTGAGGACCTAAATCTGCACCATCTACTTCTTTTGTAAATACTTTTATAAATTCTTGATAAAAATCTTGATTAGCTTTACCTCTTTCTTTTCTGCTAAGTGTGTTAATGTGGCTTTTCCAACGAACCCAATCTTTACCTTCTAAAAAACCACCGCTTTTAATAAATTGAAATAATTTAGTATTAGCAGTAACAGATAAATCTACTTCAAATTTAGGATATACTTTTTGTTTATTTACCCAATACAATTGACTTGTGTTTTCAGGACTTAATTCATATCCTGCAATAGGATGTCGCATTTTAGCTGTAGGATTACCAACTGCAATACCTACTCTGTATTCTATACTTTCTAAATAACTTCTTAGTGCTGCATCATCAGTTAAAAATGCTATATCATCTGCATTGTGACTTCTTTCTACAAATTCTTTAATTAAATTTTTACCTGTAGGATTAGTGCGTAAATACTCCATCATGTCATCAATTCCTAGATTTAACAACCTTACTGTTATAGGGTCAGGTGCAAGAAGTTCTCCAATCTCTGTCCACAATCCTTCCCAATAATAAGGATTTATTCTTCCATCACCTGTTCTTTTATCTGTTCTAATAAACAAGTTTTCTACTAAATCTTTTCTAGCACCTATTAAACCCTCTGTAATATTTTGTTCACCCATTGCGGCATTATATCCTTCATCAGCACTAAACAAACTACCATTAGGCAAACCCCTACCTGCACCTTTAACATCATCCATTGTAAGTGATAAAGCATTAAAATTATTTTCATATAAAACTTCTAATACTTCTTTTGCTATAACACTGTCATAATTTATTGCAGCAGCACCACCTTTAAGTATTTCTCCATCTTTTGCTTTTTTTCTATAGAGGTTTATAAAACCATCAGATGTCATTACATTGCCATATCCTGCTTGTGTAGCAGCTTGTCTGCCTGATTGACCTACATAAATACTTTCTTGAAAAGCATTAATACCCATAAATATTGCGTTGTCTATAGCATTTTCTCCACTTAATCCTACAGACACATCTAACATTAAAATACCATCATCATCTATGTATGCACCTAGTACATGACCATCTTTGCTTAGGTGACTTATAGTTTCATCTGTAAAAAATAAATTGTCTATTTGACTATCTACCCACTCTATTGGTGTCATGTTTACTTTAGCTGCTTTTTCTTGTACTTCAGCAGCAGTTCCTAAAGGAAACTCAAATTCTTTGTATGGAGAAACAAATACCTCTGCATCAGAAGGCACTCTTTTTTTCATGTCTAGGAATTTTGCTGCATCTAAATCAATGCTAAAACCTCCACCTTCTACTAACGCTTCACCCATAGATGCGTACTCTGTTTTATTATCAAATCCAACTACTGTTCCTTTTGCTTTAGCATTTATTTGTTTACTGCCTATAGACAATTTACTTTCTTGTACTGCTTCTCTAACAAATGTTTTTAAACTTTGATTGTTTATTGCAGCGTTAATCATGTAATCAGATATTTGTCCTGTATAACTTGTTTCTAACATATAAGATTTAACTAATTTTTCTATCTGTGGGTATTCAATAGCTAAAAAGTTTTTAAGTGTTTTTTCATCTATCATTTCAGCTAATTTTTTGTAGTCATCAGGACCCATGTGACCTGTAAATACAGTGTTACCTAAATTGTTGCGTAATTGAAATATCTTATCTTCACGCTTTACATCACCAACAAAATTTAAATATTTATTAGATACCATAGCTAATCTTTGTAGTGGATGTGACCACGCATTAACATATCCACCAAATGCCGCTCTAGCTGCTTCTTCAGGTGCAATACGCATAAGTAGTGCTAATCTAAACATCCACGCAGGTTTTAATATTTTATTCTGTGTTTCATCAAGTAATGTATCTAACATTGTTTTTGGTTTTAATGTCAATCGATTTGATGAATAACCTCCAACAAATGCTTTTCTAGGTATTTTTAATCTATCTGCCCATTTCATGTCCGCAGCATTTTCGTTAAATATATTTAAATTATCAAACAATGTAGTAAGTCTTTTTTCTGTAGGTGCAATTAATGTTTGATGCGCTCTTGTAGCTTGTACTATATCTCTTGGGTCTATAAGTTGTGCCATGTAAGATTTAGATGCCTGTGATAATAAGTGCATACTTGGCACTGCTTCAAATATATATTTTTCTACATCATCAGGATTAACTTCTATACCTGTTGCTTTAAAATGTTCTTCTACATCTTTAATAAGTTTTTTGTATCTTTTTTTAATTTGTGTTCCATTAAAAGCTATAGAACCACCTGCAGAGTTTCCAAAGAAATCTCTTAATTCATTCATTTGTGCGTTGTAACTTTCTTGTTGCTTCATTATATCTTCAACATCTATTTTTAAATTAGGGTTGTAATCTGAAACATTTTTAGCTATTGCTTGATTTATTTGATACGCTATATCTTCTAATTCTTTTTGAGATGTAGCAGTTAAAACTAATCGTGAGTAGTAACCTCTTTCTTTAGCACTAGAAAATGATAATTTTAACATATCATTAGCATTTCTTGATGCTGCTTCTAAATCATCTATAACCATTATTGTTTCAGGTCTAAGTTGCATTGCTCTTTTTACATGTCGAGGAAAGTATTGACTTCTTGCTATTTGTGTTCCTGTGCCTAACAATCCTCTAGCAGGGTCATCTTTAGATAGTAATAAACCTGCAAATTTTCTCATAGGTGCAACATCTGTACTTTTACCTATCATAAGTTTGTTAACATAATTAAATAGTTCACCCATAGCTGTAGGTCTTGCAGGAATGCTATTTAAACCAAAAGCAATGTTTTCTACACTTGCTTCTCTAACTCTGTCTAGGTTTGCAGCAACATCATCATTTACATATTTTTTAATTAAATTAAACATGTTGTCAAACTCTTTGCCTGTTAAATTACCATTCTTAGCAACTATGTCTAATATGTTCCATACATCATCAGCATCATCAACATGTAACAATACTTCTTTTACAGATGCAGGAACATTGTCAAATTCTCTAATATCATTTAAAAAAGCCATTCCTTCATCACCTTTAAGTTGTGCAATAGCTTTACCAAAACTTTGACCCCAACCTGTGCTTCTTACATCATCTACTGTTCTACCATAAAAAGCAGCACGATTAAATTTACCTGTTTTTCCAGGTACAAAAGATTTAAATAATGTTGCAGCATTTTTAGATTGTTTATTGGCTTGTACCATAGTTCTCATTGCTGTTTTTACACCTGCACCATACATCAACGCTAAGTTTGTTGGGTCACCTGCAAGTCTAAATACACCATCAATAACACCTGATACAACACTAAATCCTGTAGAACCTGGTTCAAACATTTGTACTGCCGCTATGCGACCTGGCGATATGTTTACTTTAGTTCCATCTTTCGCTTCATATTTAAAAGCATCTTCTCTTTTGTCGTACAACTGTGTAACAGGAAGTCCATAAACTTCTACAGCCCTACTTAATGCTTCTTTTTCAGTTTTTCCTGCTCTACGCATATCTAAGTACACTTGTGTTTCTTTAGGGTCTAGTGAGTTAGGTAAAAATCCTGTACCTAAATTTAATGGTTTACCTTTCCTAGATTGTTCTAAAGCTAAACGAAACTCATTCTTTCCATATCTATCTCGTGTCTGTTTAAACACATCCCCTACACCACCGCCATATATGTTATTTAAGTATCTAGCTGTAGAACTACCTTCCTCACCTTCTGCTTGTGGTCTAAAAGTTTCATACAATCCACCTAATGTTGCATTAGCTACAACTCCAGGTACAAATTTGCCTGTTTCTTGCGCAGCTACAACTGCAGATTTAAAACCTCTTGATACATTTTGGAATACAGCATCTAGTCCTAAGAAACCCATTTGTACACCTCTTTTTAAAAAGTTGACATCTGTAACAAGGTTTTCTGTGTTCTTTTTTGCTATAATGTCGGCTGCTCTATTTGCTAAAGAAAGCGCAATTTCATCCTCAGCAGAAGTTCCACTTAATGCTACATAGGGTAAAACTTCTTTAGGAATTGTAGGATATGCTCTTGTAAGACTAGCGATATTTTGCACTAAATCAGGACTTGTTTCTCTTACACCTTTATCAAAAGAACTTGCACGATTATATGTTTCTTGTGCTGCTTGTCTTTTTAAATCATCTAAAGAATAACGAATAGAATATCTACGCATTATCTAAACCTAGTTTGTGGTTTCTCCTGTACAGGCACAGCATTTTTTTGTTCTATTAATTCTAAAATTATAGGGTCATTAAATTGACTAAATAATCCTTGTAAATAAGCATCTAAATCTGTTGCCATAGGACTAGCGCCTATTCTTCCTATGCCAGGTCCTTGTGATATTCCTGCTGTGTTTGGCTCACTTTGAAACCTAGTAGGTTGTCCTAGTGATATAGGACTAGCTGTTCTAGTTGCATTTTGCGCAACTTGCTCTCCTGCTACTGTAGGTAGTTCATAATTTAGCGCATCTTCTTGGTCGTTTATTATTTGTGATTGTCCTGTTGGGTCGCCTTTTTGTCTTGGTATATATAAATCTTGAAACGCAGGGTCAGGTTTTCCATCAGTTACTTGTTTTAATGCTTTTGGCTTTCTAACCATAATATCCCTCATCATTAAAGAAGTCATCAAGACCTCCTAGAAAATCTCTTAGTTTCTCGTTTTCTGCAGCATCTTCAATAGTAAAATCTACACGAATAAATACCTTAGGATGTGGTGTAGGCATCCAATACTGCATAATTGGAGGTGTAAAACTATCATCTATTTTTGGTTGTTCTTCTATATTGTCTAAATCCCAATCTTCTGAATTAATAATGTCATAAAACCTAACATTAGTTTCACGCATTTTGTCTGATGGTTCAGGCATTATTGTCCTCCCTGTTGTGCTACTTGTGATAACACTTGTGCTAATCCAGGTGGCGGTCCTTGCGGTACAGCACCTGCTTGTTGCGCTTGTGCATTTAGTAAAGCTAGTTCTTCTTCACTAGGTTCTTCACCCTCTGCAGTATAGTATTTGTCTAATATTTCAGACATTCTCTGCGGATTTTTTCTTATCTCTATAGCAGCAACTAATGCTTTTTGGTCGCCTTGTGCTGCCTGTGCCATAAGAGTTTCAAACAATACAGTTTCGGCTCTTTCTTTATTAACACGATTTTGTATCTTTGTTATATTTTCTAATCCATCCATATTTTCTTGCAATGTCTGCTTGTCGATAATTCCCTGTTGGTAAAGTTGTAAACCTGTAATAATTTTTTGTGGCTCATCAAATCCTGCCATAACACCATACACTCTGCGTGTTGTATACACTTCAGATATATCAGAGTTAGGTGTGTAGTTTTCTTTGTAAGATGTTCCTTTGTGAAATCCTGCTAATGGTTTTCTTGTACTTCCAAACATTGCTTCATCATATTCAAGTCTTTTAGCATCTAATTCTTCTAAAGCATCACCTAATACAGTTTGATATTCTCTTACATGCAGTGATGCAGATTGACCTAGTTCTTCTAATCCTCTACCTGTAACAAAAGCATTAGGCGATTGTCCATCATCAGATACAGGATAAGCTGCACCTAGTCTAAGGTGTCTTTCTAACCTATCTACTTGTTGAAATAATTGATAAGGTAAATTGTTTACAGGCTTTGATACTTGTGAACCAGGTGTCAAATAGTTAACTGCAAATCTACCTTTACGATATTTACCGCTTTCTATTTCACCAACAATGTTTGTTTCTGTAAACACTGCATCTTCCATAGCAATAGTTCCTAGTATGTTAATCTTTGCCATGTTTGCCATAAGACCTGTAATGTGTTGAAACTGTGATTGCATTTGGTCAAATGAATATCTTTTCGCAACAACAAAACAAGGACCTGATTTAAGTATGTTTGGCATAAAATCTATTATTTTTTTATTTTCAGGCAAGAAAATGTATGTACCTTCTTTATCTCTATATTCAACAACTACTTTTCCATGTCCTGTTGAGTTAGCCCAACTACCTGCTCTATCTGTGCTATCTAATAATGCAGAATATGGATTTTGAAAACCATTGTCATTTTCTTCTTGTGCAAATATATATTGTTTTGCTTCAGGATATTGTTCAGCTAATACAGTGTGTGGTACACGACTAATTATTGCTAATTCTTTAGGTTGTTGGTCATTGCCGAAAGTTCCAGGGTAACAAGTAAATGGGTCACGAAGTTCTGCATAAGGATATGGATTACCATCTTTATCTCTTTTGTGTCCTATTGTCCAAGCAACAAAACCATATCCAGGTAGCCATCTACCAATTTGTGGTAATTGTTTATGTAGCTTTTGATATTTGTCATAGCTTACAACTATGCGTTCTAATTTTTCAGATTTTTTTCTTGCTCGTTCACTATCTTTTTCATTAATTATATCTACTTTTATGTCAGGGCTTCTGCCTAACTTTTGTGCAAATCTTTCTAGCGCTGTTAAAAATAAATTAGGTGCAGGAAGTTCGTGGTATTCTACATTTACTTGATTACCAAGTAATGCTTTTACTGCTGCTTCTCCACCATTCATAATGTCACGAATACGACTTCTATCAATCATTTGGTCTTGATTAATTACTCTAAGGTAATCTATTTGGTCGTACAACTGTTCGCTATTTAAAGGCATCTATCTCCAATTATCATAATCTATATTACTAGGATTATAGTCAGAAAAACTAGGATTGTAGTCATATCCTAGTTCTGCAAATCGTTCTTTTTGCATACGCCTAATTGCTCTCATTGGAAACCAACTAGCCATAACAATGTCTGTTTTAGTTCCCACACTTTTGCTTTTGTTTCTAGCAGAACTAAAATACACTAACTGACTTGTATATAAGTTTATCTTTTCTTGTGCTTCAAATCCACTATAAGGTAAATTAATTAGTTTATCAGCAAACATTGGTCGCATAGCTGTTACACCAAACAATGGGTCAAACTTTTGATTTCGTGTTTCGTGTCCTTCTAAAAATACGCCATGTCTATTCGCAAAATCTTTTATAGATACATCTTGTCGTATAGCTTTTTGAAAACCATTTTCTTCTATTACCCAATGACTACAGTTGTACTCTGTCCACCATTTTTTAATTATTTGTAATGCTTGTGGTATTCCACCACCTAAATTGTTTTCTATATCTATTAAGAACAAAGTACCTGTTTCAGTATTGTAACCCCACAATACTGCAGCTTGATAACCTGTAGATGCAGGGTCAAGTCCTGCTATAAGTCTTACATTGATTGGTATGTCACCTATCGCTCTACTTTGGTCACGACACTGTTCTATTTCTTCACGCTCAAACAAAGCAAGTCCATCAGGCATAGCTACATTAAGATATACCATTTCGTATATTGCTCTACCACCTGTAGTTTCTGCTGCTCGTTTTCTGTCCATTAACCATTTGTAAGTACGCTTACCTGTCCACAACATACACTCTGTATGTGCTTCTTCATCCCAATCTGCAATGTTGCATGATGTGTCATGTGCTTCTTCGACTAATGTTTTCCAACTTTCGTTATCTAACAAATGAGAATATAGGTCATCATAATGTTGCCTAGAACCAATTACGATTATTGCTGTATGTTCCTCTTTACGACTTGATAATGTTGTAGTCCACCAATTTCTAGTATTTTCTCTTGATGCAGGTTGCATAGTAGATGAATGGTCCTCTAAGTCATCACCAATAATGATGTCGCAATCTCTTGATAATATTTTACCACCACGACCAATACCTACCATAGTAGGTGACTTAATACCTGTAACTGTTCTAGTGCCTACAGTAAAACCATTTTGTGACCATGCTTTACCTGTACGACTTGTAGGTTTAAAAGTTTTTCCAGGAGGACATAATTCCTCTATAAGTTTTTCATTATTTTCTAATTGGTCAATTACAGAACTAACTGCATTCTTAGCAATTTCTTCGTTACCGCCTACCCATAAAATACGAACATTAGGATTTTTAATTATTAACCATACAGCAAAATGTATAAGCAAATCTGTTTTGCCATGTCTAGGTGGTGACAGTATCATTTGTTGGTCACCATGCTCTATAGCTTCTAAAATAGATTTTATCCACCTAATGTGAAATTCAGGTGTTTCGTAAGTTTCGCCTGTTTCTGTTTGAAAATATCTATCTCTAAATTGTTTAAAGTCTTTTAATGATTTTTCTGCTTTAGCAGGTATAGTCCAATTTTCTGCTTTAGACTTTGTTTCCATATCTTCTACCCATGCAGCGTATGCGTAACTAAGTGCGGCTTTTGTACAACCTAGTAACTCGGCTGCATCTTGTTTAAGCATGTCACCTTTTAAAATTAAAGGTCCTAGATTTTTTTCTACTAACTGTTCGTAAACTTTGCCTCTGCGTTTTTGTACATTACCTTCTGCTACAGGTTTGCCATCATGGTCAATTTCATAAACAGCACCTTTTTGTTTAGCGTGATATACAGCGTTGTGATAGCTTTTAGAACAAGTAGATGAACAAAATTTTTTCTTAGGTGGGCGTAATATATTATGACATCCTTTAGCGAAACATAATTTAGTTTTTGTCATATTTTTTGCATTTCTTGTTTTTGCACTTTAATTTAAGTTTGACCACCTGTAAATATTCCTGACAAGCAGGACAGGTTATCTTCAATTATTTTTTCTTTTTTTTAGGTAATTTTTTAATTTTGCCATTGTGTGTTCTTGCAAACCTATGTGTCTTAGTTTCCATACTAGGTATGAGTGTTCCACTATAAGTTTTGCCTCCCCACTTCCAACTTACTTTTCTACCTGCCATAGCTCTCCTTTACCACATCTTGCAAGACCAATATCTTGCAGATGTTTTATCTGTTGCTGTATCGCATTTATGTCTTGCTCTAAATGATTTTCTAGCTTCAGGATTATCTTTTCGGATTTCCATGTTAGGGTCACCGAACATAACCTTTTTTACTTTCTTACCATTTTTAACATACACTTTAAATTTTTTACGACCATACCCAGGTTCACCTTTACCAATCCTAGAAGGTTTATTAAGTGTTACTGACTTGCCTTGATATTCAGCCATAATTACATTTTTTTTGGTTTACGACCTTTTCCTGCGTAGGTCTTTTTTTTACCTTTTTTTGTGTAAGGCATTTATAAAGCTCCTTTCTTTTTAACTTGTTGTCTTTTTTTAACTTTTTTATATTCAGGAGAATTTGCTAAATTATTTAAAAAATTTTGTCTGTTGCTTTTATTCCCATACACAGGTGTACGACTTTTTAATGATGCTAAATATGCTTTTTTATCATCACTATCTAATTTATTATACAACCCCCTTTTTGGATTTTTCTTTTTTGCTCTTGCCATTACATTCTCCTAATGTTTATACAACTACTATAACACAAAACTCCACCGAAGTGGAGTTCTGTTCGTACAGCATGTCCAATACTGTTTGCGAGTAGGTAAGCAGTTGTTTTGCCATCACTTTGGGCAGGTCGTGCAACCCTTTTCCTTAGCCTCTGTAGGTCCTCGCACCTACGCTACTCTATGAAAGAAAAAGAAATAAACTCAATCATTCACATAATCACAAATGCTATATGATGAAAAGCATACTTTCTTTTCTAATCGCATATCCCCATACGCGATACTTTTAGACTTTCTAAAAGCATATTAAGTATAACAGACCTAGGGGGTAAATAAATTTTTTTTTTGAACAATACTAATGGGTGCAGCAGTTGCCTGTCACACCCATTTCGTATACACAATAGAAAGGGCTAAACATGTCCTTGAAAGGAAAATGAATATTCCTAACATCCACTATAACATAACTGTAAAATAAGATAGGGATTTTTTTACTTAGATTTCCTCCTTTACTTTGTAAGGAAATCCCCACATAAAATTATTTTATGGTATAGTAGAAAAACAAACATGATAGATTTCAGGCACTAGGAAAGATTTATCAGATAAAAACTTCAATAAAGTGGACTTGCCTGACCATAGTAACTAGCGTTAAAGGCTATTACTTCATATATTTACAATAAGTCATAAACAGATTTGTTATCGGTTGGGAGGGATGACACAGGGTTAGTTGTATTAACTTTCTACTTATTTAAGACAATCACTATAAGTGTTTAAACAAGCACTTTAGAGGGCTATTTTACTGCCTAGTTAACAGCATATTTTAAGAGTACACACATATAAATAACGCCCACCCCCACATTAAACCCTACCCCAAGCCCTTGTGTTTATAGGCTACAATCCTACATCTTGTGTTGTGTAGGTATACACACTATATATAGTACCACAACATATAGTAGGTACAGTTTGGTAGTATTTGGTAGTTGTTTAAACAGTAACAGTAAGGGGATAGACAAACATTTTCTCTC